CTCTCTGTCATTAACAAGAGGAACCCCCACAAAAGCCCAGAATGGTTCATTTGTCAAAAGGTCACTCTGGAAATTATAACCAAAATATTGACAGCTTTTCTCCAGAAGCTCATTGAAGTATGTTCCTTTCAATTTTCTTTTGGGAGGAAATAAAACCAGATAGAGTTGAGAGGCAATGTTTAAAAGAGCCACCAACATCAGCCCGAAATAAATCAATGTAGCAATCACTCTCAGAGATGCTCCTATAATTGCTGGAGTATTGTAAGAATACACAACCACTGGAGGAACTCCAGCTCCCAGTCCTGGAATTGGAATAGATGCCTCTGTCAATAAATTCACAGCCTCAGTGATTCTTTCACCAGCCTCATAGGTTTCCTTTGCCATGATAAAAGTGACAACAGCCAATTGAAGAGAGGTTTCAAATCTATTCGGAGGTATCACAAAATAAGGGACATCATGAGACATGAAATCAACCCCATTCCTTGCCAGAATCTCAAAACTTGAGCCTTTAGCTCTTTCAAAGAAATCGTCCAGAGATTTTCTCTTTTTGATATTCACTTCAATCTCATGCTCTTTGATTTTTATTCCATCAATCATGTCCACATAATACTCAAATGTGAGACCTCCAGTTTCTACCTGATAAGGTATCCCCTCAAAGAGTCCCACATTCTGAATGTGATTTTTAATGATGTCTTTTGCTTCTCTTGGCAAAATCACAGAGCTGACAGTAATCTGATTAATGTCTGGATTGTCTGTGAAGTCTGTTGTCACTCCAATGTCATCCAAGTTCTTTGGAGCAATCTCAATCCCATTCAAAAAGTGTCTCATTTCTTTATTTTATATCTGTTGTATGTGATAGAGTTTCCTTTCTTTACTGACTTGACCACTTCCATCATTGATGAGGTTATTTCCCCCAGCTCAATGTTCGTCTCTGGTTTGTTTTTAATGGTCTCTTTTATGTCATTTAATTCATTAACGACAAGAGCCAAACTGAGAGCTGAGGCTGTCTGATTAGCTCCAGAGACAGCCACTCCATTCTGATAGTTCACAGCAATCTTTGTCAGCTCCTCATTTGACAGATTTCCTATTTGCTCATTCAAGGTCTTTGGAATCACTCTCTCATTAGGATGTAAAATGGCATGAAAACCACCTTTCCCATCCACTCCCTCTCCATTCTTTCCAGTGTCCTCAGTTCCCTCCAGAAAGGCTGGGATGGATTGAATAAATTGTAATAGAACAGAGGTGTCTCTGATTGTTTCTCCAAGAGCTTGAGCTGGTTTTGTTCCAGCTTGAATTTTGCTGTTGTATGTGCTGAAAACAGACTCAGCCAATTGAAGCCTCTGCTGTCTCCTCTGTTCCTCCAGTTTCCTTTTGTTTGCCTCATCAATTATTTTCTGTTGTTCAGCCAGTGATTGCTCTGCGTCAATGTTCCCATTTTTTGCTAATTCTCTGAAAACATCAGCCTGTTTTTCAGCCTCCTCAATCTCCTTATCCATCTGACTGATTCTCCTTTCAGATTGCATGATAAAAACGTCACTGGTAAACTTAACAACCTCAGAAGCTGAACTCCAAGCTGTTTTCATTTTCTCAACAGCTTCCTCTTGTTTTTTTATTGCATCATCTGAGGCTTTTTTTGTTCCCTCAGCAAACTCCTCCAGATTCTCATGAATTTTGTCATTGAATGAGCTTTGTTCTTTTAAAAGTTCCTTATCCATCTGACTGAATGAGGCTTCCATCTGTTCATTTTTGAGTTTTTGGTTTTGTTTGAAATCATTGTTCTCAATAGAAAATTGAGCTTTCTGGTCTGAAACTTGTTTTTTGTAATTCTTAGTAATTTGATTTCTAAGTTTTACATTGTTTTTGTCAACAGCGTTCCATTTTATCAAATATTCAGAATGTTGGTCATCAAATATCTGCTGGTGACTCCTCCTCCTCTCTTCATTTGCGTTCATCATCTCCAGCTTTCTTTCAGCTCTCATAAACTCCTTTTTTCTTTCCAGCTCTTGAGCCATCTTTTCCTCAATTATTTCAACCCTTGCCTCTCCAGTTTCTCTGGCTGTTTTTAATGCGTTCATAATCTCTCCACTCAGTGATTCTTTTGCTGATTTTTGTCTTTCTTTCTCCTCCAGCTCTCTTCTTTGCTGTTGAATTTTAAAATAGTCAGAATTGTACTCTTTTACAGCTTTTAAATTTGCGTCAAATTTTGATTTTGATGAGCTTCCACTACCAGCTCCAGTCCCAGACTGGTCATCAATAAAGGAACCCACAATCCCATCAATCTGAGAAGTGGCTTCCATATCAAAAAACAGCTTTTCATATTCATCAGCTGTCTTTTTAGCTTCTTTATAAATTTCCTTTGTAGCTCTGGAGAGGTCATCAATCTCTCCCTTTCCAGTTGCCCAGTCACTTATTTCAGCCACTCCCCCCAGTCCCAGCATTTTCATTGTGAGATTCATTGTTCCCAAGTGTTTTCCAGTTCCAGAGTAAAATTGTTGCCTCCCTCTCTCAGCTTTTCTCATTTCAATCTCAGCCTCTGCCAGTTGTCTCTGGCTTAGTTCATACATTGTCCGAGCTTTCTCTTGTTTGGCTTTCTCTCTGAGTGATACAATAATGTTGTTATAATTCTCTTGTATTTGTTTGGTGAAAGCCTCCTCATCCTCTAAATTCTGGAGAGTGGTTCCGTATGTTCTATTAATTTGATTTATCAATTTTTCTCTTTCTCTACTCTCTGCATTGGTATTTTTTAAAGCGTCAAAAAGTCTGTCCACAGCTTTGACTTCTTTTCTCAGCTTTTGCTCCACTTTGACTGAAGCGTCTGCAAGTTCCTCAGAATTTTCATCCAGCTTCTCCATCATGTTTGAAACCCTTGTCAGCTCTTGATATAGCTCAAACAGAGCGACCAGAGCTAATCCCACAATGTTGGTTTTGATTGCTTGTCCCAGCTGTTGAAAGGCTCCTTTTAGTCCAGTGATTACACCCTTTAAGCCTTTTGTTTGTCTGGCTGTTTTTATGATTGCAGAATTGAAGAGTCTTGTTGCCAGAGCTGAACTTCTGACAATTATCTGGTATCTCACCCATATGTCAATGATGGTGACCAATGTGTTCATAATTGTGTCCAGATTTTCAGCCAAAAACCCAATCATGTCTTTTAATTTTTTAGATGCTCCAGTGGAATCATCCACTCCCAAAATCCATCCCTCCCATGCAGAGCTGAGAAGTGTCATCTGTCCCTGAACTGAATCCAGTTTTTTGTCAGCCATTTCTTGAAGCTCTGCTGATACATTGGTGATTGAATCTCTGAACTCAACCATCCCATCAGCGTTTTCCATGAATACCTTAAAAGCTGATACAGACCTTTTGTCTGTCAAATCCAGAGCTTTAGCGAGGTCAATTCCTTTTGCCTCAAGCTCTTCAAAAGCCACAGCCATGTCATCCAGACTGGTCACTGGTCTCCCTATCTCTTGAGCCAGTTCTCCATTTGCATCAGCCAGATTGAGGAGAATATTTTTAGTTGCAATGGCTCCCTTTGAAGCATCAAAACCGGCATTTTTCAATTGAGCCAGAAGTGTTGTGGTGTCCTCAATACTAAATCCAAAAGCTTTGGACACTGGAGCCACTTGACTCATGGCTGTCTCATAATCACTAAATGACAGAGCTGATTTTGTAGTTGCCACACCCAAAACAGAAACCACTCTCTCCATCTCTCTGGCTTCAAGTCCAAAAGCTCTCAGAGATGAACCAGCTACCTTTGAAGCTGATGCCATGTCTGTTCCAGTTGCTGAGGCAAAGTTTGACACAGCTCGAGTTGATTCCAGAATCTGGTCAGAGGTGAAGCCAAGCTTTGCAAGTTCAATCTGCATCTCAGTGATTTGAGTGGCTGAAAATTGTGTTGTGGCTCCAAGCTGTTTGGCTTGAGCTGTTAAGTCTTTTAATTCTCCTTTTGTCTTTCCAGATATTGCTGTCAGGTCAGCTTGAGCTTGGTCAAAATCAATCATGATGCCAGTGACATTCCTGAAAATTTGTCCTATCCCCACTCCAGCTCCCAGAGTCCCCAGAGTCCCAATGAGTCCCTGAATTGCTCCCTTATAATTTCCTACATTCCTGAAGTTGTCTCCCACTTGTTTGTCAAGCTTTTTGAGAGCTTTGTCTCCTTGCTTTGCTGACCTTGTCATTTGATTATATGACTGAGCAAGTTTTCTGTATTCCTGAGAGTTCTTTTTTCCAGCTTTCTCCAGAAGCAAAAGCTCAGCTCCGAGCCTTTTGGATTCATTCTTTGCTTGTCTGGTTTCTTTGACTAATCTCTTGTAAGCATTGGACTCATCAGCCAGAGTCTTTTTTCTCCTCTCTTCAATTTTCAGAAGCCTCTCTTTCTCTTGTCTGATTTGTTTATCATTCCTCATCTGTTGAGATTGAGTTTTGAGCTTTTGCTGTTCTATTTTCTCCAGCTCCTGAGTGGCTTTTGCCTCTTGCTGGATAGCTTGAGAATGGAGCTTGTCAATCTGGATGGCTTCTTTTTTTAGTTTGTTAGCTTCTTTGGAAACCTTGACAATTTTCTCCAGATTCTTTGAGGAGTCCATTGATGGCTTTGCTCCGAATCCTTTTTTTAATTGGGATGCTGTTCCCTCAACTTCTTTCTTGAGAGCTTTCATCATTTTAATGGTTTCTTTTGCTGATTGCTTTACAGCTTTGAATATATCCTCCTCAGCAAATATGTCCTTTGAACTAATTTTTTTAGCCATTTTTTTCTTTTTTATCTGTTGAGTTTGGCTTGTTGTATTTGTCAAACTCTCTCAGGAGGTCAAAATATTCCTGAGTCATTAGTGTCTTATCATTTAACCAGTGACCAATCCATTTGGATAGGTGAATCAGTGTCTGGCTTATTGTCATTCCCTTTCCAGAGTTGTCAAGCATTGCTTTCAGTCTTGACTCTTCAATCTCAATCTCTGTGAGTTTGATTCTTTCTCCAGTGATTACAAAGTCAAGTTCAGCATGAGCTTTTTTTATCATTGTATCCAGCATCTTCTTTTTTAACTTGTTTAAGCCATTTATTCTGATGTAGTCATCATATATGACTTCCCATGCTTTCTCATCCATCTCTGGAGTCCCTTTGCTGGTCTTTCTGCAAAATGTCAAATCTCCCTCAGTACACTTCACCCATTTGTACAATGGCAAATCATTTACTGATTGATAATATAATTCAGGAGAGTAAAACTTCTCTGACTCTGCTTTCAAATCTGAGGATGATTTCTTTCCCCAGTTTGTCCAGACTCTCATCAGTAAGTCCCAGAATCCCCTCACCATATTTAAAAAATAAATTCTCCTTTTCTCCTTTGTCATTTGTCTTAATTGGATTTGCATCAATCTCAAAATAAGTGGGAAAAACTCTCAACGTAAATGAGTCAAAAAAGTCTCCAGTGTCTTTCAAAGTGTAATGACTCCCAGCCACTTTCTCAGGATTTATTTGCTGAGTCATTTCAGAATAGTATCCAATGACATCACCATCTTCATCCACTCCTTTTTTGAAAAGTTGCTCCTCAGTAATTAGGTCTAAAATGAAAGTGTGGAGTGTCTCATCTTTGAAAATTTCTCTCCAGACGAATCTCTGATTCCACTTCCTCCGACCATCAGAAATCATCTGAATTTTTTTGCCTAAAATTGTCTGCATTATGTCAAAACTCATGGAATAAAGATTTTGTTTTTTCCCCCTCTGAAAGCCTGATGTTTATTGAGTTTTTTCACATCTCCGATTTTTAATGGTATGATACCAGCGAAACATGAAAGTTTCTTAAATCGCTTTAAAACGCAAAATAGACTGTTTGCAAATATCAAATATTTTATTAAGAGAAATATATATAAATCTTATTTTTTAGCTTTTTGCTTGTTTCTAATTTTTAATCTTTTCTGGATCGAAATTAATGTCATAAAAAAAAATAT